CGGAGAGCAGTTCCGTTGTGTCAAACGCAACAAATGGAATTGAACCACCTCGTGGATTCTTGTCCATTAAGAAATCCAAGAAAGGACCTCTTAAGCAGATTGTTCCACAGTATGCTACACTGAAGAATCATTACACCCTGTTGTGGGATATGAAATCTAATGAAGGATATATTAATATCGTTGCAGTAATGCAAAAGTTCTTCGATCAAGCTATTTCTGGTAACTGGAGTTATAATCCAGAAAATTATCCAGATAATGAAGTTCCAGTGTCTGTAATGGCAAATGACTTCTTGACTACATACAAGTACGGATGGAAAAATTCCTATTATCAGAATACTTACGATATTAAAACTGATGAAATTGTGGAAGAAAAGAAATCCGAATTGGAAAATCTAATTAATGAGTTAAGTTCAGTAGAGGAGGGAGAGTGTGAATCCTGTGCAGTTTAAGGTTTCTTCTGTGGAGAAAACTACTTCAGTCAAAGGTATGACTGTTTTTAACACTGAGCAAGTGAATACCAAGAAACAACCTATGTTTTTTGGTAAACCTCTTGGAGTTCAGAGATATGATTCCTACAAATATCCCGTCTTTGATAAACTGACTACTCAACAATTAGGATACTTCTGGAGACCCGAGGAGGTTTCTCTCCAGAAGGATCGTGGAGATTATCACACACTACGACCAGAGCAGAAGCATATCTATACTTCTAATTTGAAGTATCAGATCATGCTTGATTCTGTTCAGGGTCGTGGTCCTGGCATGGCATTTATTCCTTATTGTTCTTTACCAGAACTTGAGGCATGTATGGAAGTGTGGGGATTTATGGAGATGATCCATAGTCGTTCCTACACTTACATCATCAAGAATGTATACTCAGATCCTTCTGAGGTGTTTGATACTATTATCAACGACAATCGTATTCTTGAACGTGCTAAGAGTGTGACTGAATCGTATGATGACTTTATTCAATCAGCACAGCAGTATGGTGTATCCGATGCCTGGTTACACAATCTTGAGGGAGTTTCATACGCAAAAGAAACAATTAACGATGTTAAAAGAAAACTCTATAGAGCAGTCGCCAACGTTAACATTCTTGAGGGTATTCGGTTCTACGTTAGTTTTGCTTGTTCTTTCGCATTCGGTGAACTTAAGCTTATGGAAGGATCAGCTAAGATCATCTCTCTTATCGCAAGAGACGAAAATCAACACTTAGCAATCACCCAAAATATTCTGAATAAGTGGAAAGAGGGTGATGATCCTGAGATGAAGCAAATCATGAAGGAGGAAGAAGAGTGGACATATGCTATGTTTGATCGTGCAGTAAATGAAGAAAAACGTTGGGCAGACTATCTGTTCAAAGATGGAAGCATGATTGGACTTAATGATAAACTTCTTCAGCAATACGTAGAGTGGATCGCAAACAGAAGACTTAAATCAATTGGGTTGAAACCCCAATACGATATTGCAGCAAACAATAATCCACTTCCTTGGACTCAGCACTGGATTTCCTCTAAAGGTCTCCAGGTGGCACCCCAGGAAACGGAAGTAGAAAGTTATGTGGTTGGTGGAATAAAACAAGATGTAAAGAAAGATACCTTCAGTGGTTTCAAACTTTGATAGATAGGGGAGAGCAATCTCCCCCTTTTTTATGCCTAAGAATCAACTGACTAAAGACGAAATAAAAGTTCGTGTACTAAAATTAAAAGATAGATTGTATCGAGACCAACCGAGTTGGGACTCTAAAGGACTTGCCCATAAATACATCAACGAAGTCCTTGATATAATTGATGAGTACAGATATTGACTATGAAATCAAAAATATAGTTCCCTCTTCTAATAATTTTTTATATTTTTGAAATCCTATCCTATTTTCCTTAATATATGAAGTAACAGTTTCCCAAGTGGTTGTCCCATCACTCACTTTTACATTTCTGGATGTTGTGAGTGTTTTTTTATGCTCCTCTGTAAGTTTTTTTCCATACATAGGATTTCCTTCTCCAGAAAACATTTCACTTAATTTTTGTCTAACTTCTGGTCTTTTTGCTGGATTATTATCTCCAGTCATAAGTTTTCTTTTATCTTCTCTAAATTTATCATTTCTTAAAACAACTTCGTATATTCCTTCTCTTTCACTCACGAAAAATCTACCTTCTATATTTGTGTTATAATATTCATCAGTCAAAAGAACATCTCTTCTAAATTGTTCATATGTTTCATAATAAGACATAGATTTTTTATGTGGGCACAGATATAATATTTCTCTTAAAAAATTATCCCCACCAAGAAGTTTTACATCTTCATTTAGTTCATCACAAGAACCAAAATAATTTTTCCAATCACTTTCTTTGGTTTTTCTTCTTCCTGTTTTTTTATCTTTTCGTCTTGTCCAAAAAGATTTTTTTCCAATATATTTTCTTTCGTTAGTTAAATTTGTTATTAAATAAACAAATCCCTCCATACCTTTTGGAGTTTCCATAAAATCTTCGTCGTTATATCTCCAAGTCATAAAAATACTTTCTACCATTAAAACTATTTATACTGAAAATGTTTTTAAGATTACTAAAAATTATCAATTGGTTCTTGACTAGAAAACCAAGTGCTCCTATAGTGGATGAACCTACTTCCGAAAAGATTACTATGGAAACACAGATTGAACCTGTGGTGCAGATTCGTGATTGGGCACTTGAGAAAATTCAACTGCTTCATGATGCAGATCGTCATAAAAATGCACGGGCACTTGCTGCAGAATTTGATGAATGGATTAATATTCCTTATGGAACCAAAGAACTTGATTATCTTTGCTTAGAGGAAGAGGGTTGGGGAGATCAGGAAATCGATATTCGGTAAACCAAACCCTTGACAAATCCTAAATATTAACTTATTATGTAAAAATCCCTGTTATGAGCAGGGTTTTTTGTTATGAGACTTTGATTTTGATTTAGAGCCGTGGAGATTGCCTCTTGAGAAAGAGGTACACCCCTTTCTCTATACGGATGTAGAGTTCAACTAATTTTAATGCTTTTCAAAACAATTTCAATTCTTGCCGTTGCTATTTCAGGACTAGCACCCCTGCAAGCAAAGGCAGCAAGCGGATGTTCCCTTGCATCACATTATGGTATTGGTGACGGATATCACGGGCAGACAACTGCCAACGGAGAACAATTTAATGCTTATGGTAAATCAGTAGCACATAGATGGCTTCCTTTTGGAACTAGATTGCGTGTAACCAATCAATCAAATGGCAAGTCTACAATTGTGCGTGTTAATGATCGCGGACCTTATATTGCTGGTCGAGACCTTGACCTGTCTTATGGTGCATTCTCTTCTATTGCTTCACCAAGTCAAGGAGTCGCCAGAATCTGTTACTCACGGGTATGACGATCTAAAAACTGAATAAATACAGAGGAGTGGTTGCTACTCCTCTTTTTTTATAAATATCTAAAAAGTGTCTATAAAAATGCGATTTCAAGAAGAAATACTTGATGAAAGGACTTTGATGGTAGGAAAGAAGGTTAGACCTTCTGGAACCATGAATATGCGTGGTTCCGAAGGTGCCGCTAGAAGAGATGTATCTCGTGCTGGGTTTAGAAAAAAAGGTCCGATTCAAGATCCAAAAGTAGAAAAAAGTGGGAAGGATGTTCCTGTTTGGGTAAGAACTCACAAGTCTCCTGGTGACTATGCTGCTCATACTGCAAGGAAGCAGCATAGAGAGGGGGATAAACCGCAGAGTAAAGAATTAAAAAAGCAGTTTGGTAAAACTGGTGCTAAGAAAGATTCTCCAGTTCATGATATTACTGTTGGTTCTCCAAAATCTAAAGTAAAAGATCCCGGACAAAGAGCAAGACAATTTGTTGGTGCTCTTAAAGGTGCTAAAGATGCAGTAAAATCTAAAAAAGGCGTTGCTACAAATACACCAACTTCTATTGATTCTGCCAAGTCTAAGGGTAAAAAAAGTAGAAGTGGTGAGGAGGGTGCAGAACAAAGAGGTAGAATTTATAGCAAACTAGGTATGGGCGAAAGAAACCCAAAGACTGGTGTTCAGATGGCAAAACTAAGTGATTCCTTTAATGGAAAAACTTTTGGCGAATTTATATATGAGTGTTATACTATTTTAGAAGCAAAAAAACATCCCATTCCTGATGAAGAATATAAGAAATGGCAAAAAGATAGAGAGGAAGGAAAGGGGCCTGCAAGTAAAGAATTTGATGGTGTAAAATATCAGATGAGGGGAAAGGGTACTGATAAAAAAACTGGCAAAAGAAGATGGGCAGTTAGCACTGTTGCCGATAGAAAAAATCAGGGATCAACAAGAACTAAAAAAGAAAGGGAAACACAAGTTTCTCAAGATGAACTTCGTGATACTGCAAAAAAACAAATAGATAAACCAAATCCAAATGAAAGAGCAGCGGCCGCTTATGATGCGGAACAAACTAGAATGAGGAGAATAAACAAAAGAGTATCAAAAATAGGAAAAAACACAGGAGTTAAACAAAGTAAAGATCACATACAACCCCTGCAGAGAAAGACATCAAATCCTGATAACCAAGAGAGACTTGATAAAGTATTGCCAGGTCATAACAGTGATAATCTTGCCATAAAGGATCTATCAAAAAATTCTTCAAAACAGAATGATGCCCCTAAAAAAGGAGAGTCTGGATCTACTCTTACTAGAGCATCAGTAAAGAGAAAGCAATTGAATAGAGGTGATAAATTATTAGATAAAGTTGGTAGGGAAATTTCTTCAACTCAATCTGGAAGAGGATCTAGAGCTGCTAGGTTACTCAGTTATTTGAGAAGGGATAGAACACCAAGACCAGATACTGGTGCTGCAAGGAGAATGAATGCCGCCGGTAAGAAACTCAATCTACCAGACTAAATACAGAGGAGTGTTGCTACTCCTCTTTTTTTATGTTTAATTTTAACTTCGGAAAGAAGAAACCAGATAAGAAGCAGATAATCACTATAAGTCTCATACTCAGTGGTATTGTAGCAACCCTCTCACAGTGCTCAGGAGTGTCTCAGAAGACCCTGTGGGACCTTCTAGACGAGGCACAGAGGACTCTGTTCCCTCAGACCATAATCAACGATATCCTGCTCCAAGATCCTGGTGTGGTGGATCGTAGAGTCAAGAGAGATGTGGACAGAGCAATCAGAGAATATGAGGACTTGACAAGGGACTCAGAACCACCTAGAGTACCTTTGCCCAGGTTGATAGAGAAAGCTCTAGATACTTCTAAGTGTTATACTGAAGAGTGTAAGAAACTTGGAGGAGAAATGAGACTCTGTTCACCATGGCTTGACACTTGTAGAGAAGAGTGATATACTTAAAACATAATGACTCAATAGCTCAGATGGATAGAGCAACTGCCTTCTAAGCAGTCGGTCGTAGGTTCGAGTCCTACTTGAGTCGTTGGAGTTTATCTCCATATATAAAAGTGATAGAGGGTAAGTCACTGTTATATCCTTATGAGGTATATCACACTTACTCCATCAAATGCGGAATTAGTTCAGTGGTAGAACGTCATCCTTCCAAGTTGAATGTCACCGGTTCGAATCCGGTATTCCGCTCTGAACCTTCGGGTTCTTATTCCCTCTTGGCGCAGCGGTAGCGCAAACGACTGTTAATCGTAGGGTCCCTGGTTCGAATCCAGGAGGGGGAGTACCTCTGGTAGTCTATTGGTAAGGACAGGGTGACAATCCACATAGAAACTGGGTTCGATTCCCAGACAGAGGAAATGGGAGCATAGCTCAGCGGTAGCAGCGTCTGCTTTACACGCAGAATGTCGGGGGTTCGAATCCCTCTGCTCCCATCATAAATACTTCAAAAAGATAATGGACGAGTTATATCAATCATTACATAAAGCACAAACAAGTCTTTTCTGTTTAATGCAGAAAACATGGGTGTATCACTGGAATGTAGTTGGTTCTGATTTCTTCCAACTTCATGAAGCATTCGGTGATCAGTACACCACGATGCAAACTGAACTAGATAGACTGACTGAGCATATGAGATATCTTCGTATGAAAGCTATCTCACCAATCAGTAGAGTAGTTGAAACATCTGAGATTCCAGAAGCAGCATCAAACCCAACCGATAAACTGATGGTATCTCAATTGCTTTCTGATAATAAAAAAATAATTGAACTTCTGACTGCAGTTGTAGAAGAATCAGAAACCACAAAGCAATACACTACTTCAAATATCGCTCAAGATTTAATTGAAACTCATGGTAAATTTGTTTGGATGTTAAGGTCGTATTTAAAGGAATGAAAAATGATTTCTATAAGATGCAAGGATTGCAATAGAGAAATAACAGGACATCAAACTAGGACAGTAACCTGTGGTTGTCCTAATATGGCAACTATTCGTGGAGATAAAATTTCAGCACTTGACTTATCTCGTGTTGTTATGTTAAACTCATTAAAGGAAACACATAAAACAAATGTGTTATCCTCTCAAGATCTTGCTTTTCAGGAAGCAAGAAGACAACGTAAAGTTCGTAAACTGGACTTTGAAATTCGATAGGAAAGGTGGTCGAGTGGTTTAAGGCTCTAGTCTTGAAAACTAGCGATGTGAAAGCATCCGTGGGTTCGAATCCCACCCTTTCCGTTTCAAACTTAATATTTTCTTCAACAGTGTTACGGGATGAACACATTTTGTTGACAGTCAAAATCTCGTGATTAGTATATAATAGTAATACGCATCACAGACATGGACCAACATACCTATAATAATTGGGTCCGTATCAAAGAAACTTTCGAGTCTTCTGGAAATACCGATAATATGTTCTACAAGAGAGCAGTAGAAATAGTAAAGACCAGAAGAGATCCTCTTGCTAAATTTCTTGGAGATGAAAAGTGATGGAACCTCATGATGAGTTTATCAGTCGATCTGAAGTTCAAGAAATGATCGATGCTGCTATTGACAAACACAATAAAACTGCTACAATAATATCAGCAACAATCGGTTCGGTTCTGCTTTTCTTTTATGCCCACGGTGTTATTGCGATTATAGATAAAGTACGATGAGACATTTTGCTGGAGTATTACTCAACAATCAAGTGTTCTTATTCATCTTATGTTACCTCTTGACTATGGTTCCAATCCTTGGTATAATGATCGTACACAAAAACAAATAACCGGGATTAGCGCAGCTTGGTAGCGCATCTGTTTTGGGAACAGAGGGTCGCAGGTTCGAATCCTGCATCTCGGATTCATAATCACTTTATGAAAATGCAAGAACTAGAAAACCTTGAATCATTTACAGTCGAAGAGTTTCAAGCAGATTTTGACAATCTTATAGAAAGAGTTGAAAATGGTGAATCCTTTATTATCAAAGATGGAAATAGAAGTGCTGTAATAGTTCCTTACAACGAAACCATAAAGTACGTAGTAGAA